AATGTTTTCTTTGGTCTCCATAGTAATTCTTGATTTAACGAACCAATTTCTTTTTCAAAGGCTTTTCTTAAAACATATTTCATTCTTTGACCTTTACCCTCCTTATCATCTCTGTATTTTGTAGGTATTCTTAATCCAAAATCAATAACATTTTTATTAATGAAAGGAGTTCTAAGTTCTACTTCACCTCCATACATCATAGCTTTATTGGTTCTAATTAAATTAGTTTTGTGTAAACTGTTTAATAAGTTAACTCTTTTTTGATGATACCACAATGGTTCTGGCCAACAGAATCTTTTTACATCGCCATATGAAGCAAATATTTCATCTGCCCCCTCACCACCAAATACAACTTTAAATCCATCTTTTCTTATTTTCCATGCTAATGCAAGTTGTATAACTGCAGGTGCTACTTGAGTCCATTTGTGAGTTTCTGATGCCCATATTGAATGTACTAATTTTCTCTTTACATCAATTTCATCGTAATTTATTACTTTTAAATCAATATCAAATAAATCAGCAGCTATTGTAGCGTAATGTAAATCATCTTTAACTTTTGATTTTCTATCTTTATTTACATTAACAACATATGCAGTTAATCGTTTTCCTTCTTTTTTTAGTTTCTTAGAAAGTATATAACTAATTATTGTACTATCAATACCACCACTAAGAATTGTACAAATAGGAACATCTGCAATCATCTCATCATCAACAGCATCTTCTAATAATCTTTTGAACTCAGATGAATAGTAATCAATTCCTTTATCTTCGTTTTCATACAAAGCAAACTCTTCTTGATTTCTTGGATAATATCCTGTTGGGTGTTTTTTATCAAATGGTGTTGGTTTAAAATTAAACCAAACTGATTCTGATTTTTTATACCCTTCAAATGTTTTATCTGATTCAAATGTTATTAAAGTACCTGGTTGAACTATTTTTATTAATTCCTTATCCTTATATGATGAATTAAAACGAGAACCTTTATCAATATTATAATATTTTAAGTCCATTGATTCAGTTAATCCTTTTACTTCACTTGAAAATGTAAAACCAATATTATTATAGTAATAATAAAAAGGTAATCTACCCATGAAATCTCTACCAAGAATTGTTTTATCTTCGTTTTTATCATAAAAAGCAAATGAAAACATTCCCTCTATCTGATTCATTATTGGTTCAAGATTATCTATATTATCAATTATAATATAAAGTAACAACTCAGTATCAGATTTATCTGTTTTGAAATTATATTTTGACCTGAGTTTTTTATCAAACATTTTAAATGTAGATTTCCATAACTCACCATTAAAAGCAATATAGTATCTTTCATCAGCTGATATCATTGGTTGATTTGCTATTTCAGATAAATCTTGAATTTTTAATCGGTTATGAGATAATTTCATATTATTCTTAAATGATAATATAGTATTCCCATCAGTACCACGATGCATCATAGAAGTAAGTCCATTCTTCATGTCATCGTTGTTCTTAAAGAGGTTACCTCCTAAGATTCCACACATATGTTATTATTTTTGTTTAAGTTCAATATCTCTTTCAATTGTAGTACTCATATGGTCTGCCCAATGGAGGATATATTGAATATTTGTTTTTAGATATTTTGATACATCAAATACTTTATAATATTTTACATTATCTTCATCATACATACCATCAGTAAGTTTGATTCCAAAGTATTCGTTTTCTGCATAAGTTATACCATACTTTTGAAGTAAGAAAAATGTTCTATCAGTATGTGTTAAATAAGATAACTCTGTATTTCTTTTATAAGTTTCTCCTCGATTCTTAACATGCCAGTCGCTATCATTAGTTAAATAATGTAGTTTACCTTTATCACCAAGTTTACCTAAATCATGATGGAAAGCGGCAAATAATAATTCTTCTTGTGTAAAATCTATAATTCCACCCGCTTCTTGATAAAGTTTCATCATTCTGAGTGAGTTTCTTGCCACATTCATAATATGGTCAATATAACCACCCTCATATGCGTTGTGATAATTTTTATTACCACTTGCAGGGGATAACATTAGGTTTGGTCCTAATTCATCCATTGAGTACATATGGAGTATTTTTTCTAATCGATCTCCATCAAACGATTTTTTAAGGGCCTCGATAAACTTATTGTAGTTCTCTTCGAGTTTAACTTCATTGTAACGATTCATTGTAACTAATTTTATGTTTTAATTTATTATTTTAATCTATGCGTTCGATTTCACATTTAATCTCACACATATTTGGATACATTGGATGTAATATAGAGAAATTCATCTCTGCTTTTAATCCATTTGTTATTCCATAGTTCTTATCTACGAAATAAACTATTTCAGTACCACTTTGATTTTTAAGTCTTTTACTGACCTTTTTCGGAACTTGAGGGATACCCAATACTGGTTTATCCGATTCTTCGTCCTTCATAAATACTTTAATTGATGCCATATATTATTTTATTATTTACTATGTAAATATACGAAATTATTTTCATATATCCAAGCTTTTCTTTATAAATTTTCATTTAATGCATTAATGTAAGCCATTTCAGATTGAACTCCTGTAAATCTACTTACTTCTTCTCCATCTTTTTCAATGATTACAGTAGGTACTGATCTTACATAATACTTCTGTGCTACTTCGTATTGTACTTCAATATCAATGTCTTCAAAATTAACATTATTAAACTTATTTTTAACATTTTCCATTAAGGGGGTTAGTACCTTACAAGGGCCACACCATTCAGCATAAAATTTTTTAACTTGTACCATTTTGTTTTTCTCTCTTTTTAATTAATAATTATTACCCATCACAAGCTACACAATCAGGATCAGTAGCTCTTACTGCTATATCACCTCTAAGAACTGATTCAGTTCTCATATAATATAGTGTTTTGATTCCTTGTTTCCAAGCTTCCATAGTTACTTGGTTAATCCATTTGGGTGATACAACGGATGGGAATGCTAAATTTAACGAAACTCCTTGGTCAATATACTGTTGTCTAATACCAGCTTGTTTAACTAAGTCCATTTGATTAATTTCTTTGAATGTTCTAAAAACATCTTTAACTGGATATGTTTTATCTCTATCCTCATCACCTATTTCTGCACAAAGTACCATTTTACGTTCTAAGTAACACCACTTATCTAATTCAGATAAATCTTGTACAGAACCACCATCTTCCATTATCTTATCCCAAGTTTCTTTGTTATTGATACCGGCTTTTCTTAGAACCTTTACCAACTCAGTATTTTTTCTAATGAAAGTACCTTTTGATGTTTGTTCGGTAAATACATTTGCAGCCCATGGTTCAATACCAGCAGATACGTTTCCAGCTAATTTAGAGTTACTAACTGTTGGAGCAACTGCTCTTAAGTGAGTATTTCTAAATCCACTTTCTCTACACCATAGTGGTTCACCATATTCCGATGCTAAATCTCTCGATGCTCTTTCTGATTCTATCTTTAACTGAGAAAAAATCTTACGAGTTTCAAATTGAGCCTCCATACCTTCAAATGGAATACCATTTTGTTGTAGGTAAGTGTGCCATCCTAAAACTCCCAATCCTAATGCTCTACCTTTTTCAGCAGATGCAACAGAATTTTCAAATCCTCTCATGTTTTTAGCCTTTTGAATAAATTCTGAAAGAACTCCATCTAAAAAGATAGTTGCTGTATAAACTAAATCAGTATCTCTCCACTCATTGTACTTAGCAAGATTTACTGATGATAAACAACAAACAAATGAATGATTCTCATCTGTATGTAAGGTAATTTCAGAACATATGTTTGTCATATGAACTTTTAATCCATTTTTTTTGTACATTTCAGGATTAGCCTTGTTAATATTACCTTTGTACATAATATAAGGTTCACCAGTTGCTTTTCTCTTTTGAAGTAATTTTCCCCATCTTGCTCTTGCTTCAGGTTCTCCTTGTTCAAGTTTTCTCATAAACTTATCACCTACAACTGCACATTGGTGTAAATTAAGTGATTGTCTATTTACATCTCCTTTAGGTTCTCTAATTTCAATCCACTCATCAAAATCTTTATGTTCTATGTTAAGGTTTACTGATGCAGCTCCTCTTCGTACTGAACCTTGGTTAGTTGCAAGTATCGTAGAATCATATATTTTACAGAATGGTACAACACCATCAGATGTTCCATTACCTGTAATAGTTGCTCCTGCTGGTCTGATTTGGTTGATACCAATACCAACACCACCTCCATGTTTTGCAAGTAACATTAATTCTAAGTTCTTATTTCCAATATCATATATTGAATCGGCAACATCTATACCAAAACAAGAAATTGGTAAACCTCTATCAGTACCAGTATTTGAAAGAACTGGTGTTGCTAAGTTTAACCAACCTTTCCATATATAATCGAAGAATTTAGTTGCCAATTGTGGTTTACCCAATCTTTGTGCTACTTTAGTTGCAACTCTCCAATAAGCATCTTTTGGTTTCTCACCATCTAATAGATACCCCTTTGATATAGTTTTAACGTAAATTTCTGTGTTTGCCCAAGAAGGGAAATCTACATCTAGTTCCCAATCTAATTCTTCTCCGTAATTTACTTTTGCCATTTTATATTAAATTTTTCTTTAAATCTTTATTTTTTATTACAACCAATATTTGGTACTTTTTGTTTTTTCTAACTGTCTTATAAGTTATATGCTGATATGGTTTATAAATTAAACACTCACCAATATTTGGTTTCTCTATCATTTTTATGCCACTCATCATATATTTCAACTTCTCCACCTTCATAATCATCATTAAGTGTAAAGTCATACATCATTTGGTATTGTTCTTTATCATTTAATGGTAATCCTTTGATAGTTTCTACATGCCTATCATAACCATCACCCTCATTATATTCAAACATCCCACACCAAATATCTTTTAAATTTACTTTTTTATAATTTGAAAAAAAATTAGTATTTAATAAATCTTCAAACTTTTTATTATATTTTAATTTTGTAAACTTAAAATTTCTTTTATGTAAAATATTATCAATTTCTTTTTCAGCTTTATAAAACTCTAAATTATCTTTATTATCTAATATTAAAGTTTTACAAAAATCTTCTGTTAATATTTGTTTAGATTTATAAAATTTAAAAACTTTTGTGAAGTTTTCTTGCATTATTTTTTAAAATAAATCATCCCAATTTTCACCCTCATTAGCCTTACTATAATCAGTAGGTCTAACTGCGAAAAAATCTGTATGAGTAAGTCCACCTGTAAGATGGTAGAACCATTCTAGTTTTTCTGCTTTCTTTTTATCGAATTCAAAAATTGGTTCATATCCTAGTTCTTGTAATTTTTGATTTGTTCTATCTTTAATAAATTCCTTTAAATCCTCTTTATCAAGATTTTCTAAATTACCTTGTTCAAATATCATATCAATAAAGTTTGTTTCCAACTGAACAATAAGTTCAGCGGCTTTAACAATTGATTCCTTACATTCACCTAATAACTCAGGATATTCATCACACATATGTCTGAATAATTGACAACCCATTTTAGAATGTAGAGATTCATCTCTTACACTCCATTTCATTTGTTGTCCGATACCTTTTAGTAGATTTCTCATTTGAAATGAGTAAAGTACTGCGAATGATGAGTAAAGTGATACTCCTTCAGCGAATGCTGAAAAGATAGCCAAACTTCTACCAACTTCTTGTCTTGCTTTTGGATTTGTTTGTAAATCCTCATGTTTCCATTCAGCGGTAGTTGAAGTAAGGAGTTCAAACTTCTCAGCTACTGCAGGTTCGTGCAGAAATGCTGAAAAGTCATCTAATCCCAATGTCTCATTCAAATATGAATAAGCCGTAGCGTGTATAGTTTCTTGAGAACCGAACATCATAGCCATCTGTTTGATTTCATGTTTCGGAAACCAATCAGTAACCATGTTAGTCCAATAATCAGAAACTGCACATTCGGTTTGAGCAAAGCCAAGTAAGATATTCCCCACTAAGTTTTTCTCAGCATCGGTTAATCGTTCATTCCAATCCTTAACATCACCTTGCATTGGGATTTCTGTGTGTAACCAAAATGCTTGTGCTTGTTTTAACCAACCTTCTGTATAGTAGATTGGATATTCGAATGGTTTGAAAGGAATTCTTTCTTGAAATAGTTTGCTCATAGTGATATCGTTATTACTTGTTTTCTTCTACTGATGATTTTCTGTAATCTGTTACAAGTTTTTTGATTTCACCAATTGCTTTTCTTGCTCTTGATTTGGAAGCTTTTGAAGTTCCATTGTGTTCTGCTTCAAATTGAGTGTATAACTCTTTAATTGATTCGAAAATTTCGTTTGAATTTGCCATAAAATTTATTATTTGTTAAGTTAATTAATCTCACCTCATTAGTGAGGGGAGTGTTTATAATTATAATGAATATTAAAAAACAATTATATTTTTTAATATTTTTTTATTATCACACATAATCATTTTTTTTAGTAAGTGTGTAATAATTTTTTTGATATTCTTTCCTCTATTTTTCAAACAAAAAAATGGGTTCTAACTTTTCTCCATTTCCAGATACAGATGATAAAATCAAATATAATGTATCTATGTGTTTGAATCCCATTTCAGAGGAAATTCGTATCGTCTCTTCTTCTATTGTTTTATATTTTTTGGTATTAGCAATGTTTAACATCATTTTTCCACCAATTTTTAAACTGCAATAACAGTTTTCAATAGTATTTTTTAAAAAACCAGTTATCCATCGGCTTTCTGTTGGGTATTTTATATAAGATTGTGTTTTTTCATCAGAATACTTTTCTGTATCAAAGTAAGGTGGTGATGTAAAACATAAATCAACCGATTCATCTTCTGGTTGGAATACCTCTGAACCTAATTTATGTAATTCCACTTCTTTATTCTGAATATTCATATCCTTCGTTAACCTCTCTAATCCATCAAATGTTTTAGTTGAGGGTTCAGTACCAATATACGTTTTACAATCACTTGAAAGGAATCCTAATAACCTTCCTCCCCATCCACAACTCATATCCCACACAACTCCTTGGTTTCCATAGGTATTATAGATGAATTTT